GTATATTAATATGACAAGTACCACAAGCAGTACACCCACCACAATCGCCTGGTACTTCATCAATCGTAGGTTCGGCAAATGTTCTTGCCGCCTCCATAATTGTATAACCTGTAGGTACTATAACTTGTTGTGTCTTGCCGTTCTTACTTATGAAGTTAATAGTTATAGTATCCTTTGTTTGGATACTATCACTCATTAAGTTATTAAACCTGGTCCAGTTAAAATTTTAGAAACTGATTGTTCATATGACGCAAGTAAATCCTGTTTAGGTTCTACTACCGTTATAATCTTATCATCTTTAAATTTTATTTCTTCTGTTTCTGCATACGGAATGTATGTGAACATACCAAATTTAATTGCTTCGCCTGGTTTAGGCGCTGATGTTGGATAAATGATGTAAGGTTTTTTAACAACTACTTCACCATTGCCTTGACTGAAATCGCCAATTATATCTTCACCTGTAATTATTCGTACTATCTTTATATTTTTTTGCATAATATCTCCATTATATATTAGTTGTTAGTCTTTGTCAATAGGTGGTAATCGTTTTGATAAAACAAATGTTCTATTAGGATTAACAGACGCATTGAATAATCTGATTACTTCTCTATTTAGTAATACATCTGAACCAGACCTTGGTCGTTGGTCAAGTCCAAATTCTATATCAGGATATGTGAAACCGTTAAAGGTAAGTGGTAATTGAATTGTTGTTCTAGTTTCTGATGGTTCTTCACCTTCTGCATTAGCACGAAAGACTTTACTCTCCCCGTACTTCGGTGCTGAATATGTCTTACCATTATACTTCCAGGTTACCTTTTTACCTTCTACTTTAATATTTTCAGCGTGCATTGAACAAGCGTGAGCACCGTTACCAGTATCCATTTTTGCTCTCATCTTACCGATGTCGCCTACTTCTATTGTTTCTAACCAACCTACTTCTGAAATAGATTGTCTGTCCCAATTCTTTCTTTCTGATAACCATTTAATTAAGTTAGTTACCAGTTTATCTCCTTTGATTGCACCACTATTTTCTGGATCCGAATAGAAGTCTTTATAAACATATCCTTCGTATTCTGCACCAGTACCAGGTGAACCATTGACTTCTAATACATAAGGTTTTCCTTTGTGTATAATGTGGTCAACTCCACATAGATACGCCTTGGACGCCCTGCTGGCTCGTAGTATGATGTCTATTTCCTCGTCTTTCAACTTATAAGGAACAGCGTCAGCACCTCTATGTGTATTAGTTCTAAAATCGTCTGAGCCTTGAATTCTTTTTGTACTTGCAAAGATTTTATTATCTACTACAAATGTTCTAATGTCAAAATCACTTGGCATAAATTCTTGTATCAATAGTTCAGCACCGTGTTTCCATAGTGCCTGAATAGTAGATACTAGTCCGTCATAACTATCTACCTTTACAACACCGATACCTTGTGTACCAGTTAATGACTTTAAGATTACAGGAAACTTATCTACACCACCAATTAATTCTAATGCGTCATCTATATTTTTTTCGTTAGATATAAATGCTGTTTTAGGTGTTGGTATACCAAACTTCTCAAATAGTAAAGCAGAAGTAAGTTTGTTATTACAAGTTAACATTGCGTTTCTTGTATTACACATAAATGAACCAGAGTTTTGAAAAGCAGAAACGATTGATAAACCACTTTCATCTTCTACAGAACCTGCTCTAGTAATACAAACGGTATCTTTACCTATAAATGTATATTCAGTATCTTTACCATCAAAATTATAAACGGTTAAAGTATTTTTTTCTTCGTCTTTACCTGTGATAATAGCGTGTCTAGTTTCAATAACTATACACTTAATCTTTAATTTTTCGCAAGCGTCATTGATTAACTTAACCGTCAGTTCTTTACTTTCCTTACCACCAACTTTTCTCTTCTTCAAGTCAGGATTAGTTTTAGTAATTACTGCAATTGTGATTGGTTTGTTTTCTCTATCTAAAGTTTGTTCAGATAAGAAATCGGTAAAGTTTTGTACTTGCATTATTGACCTTCATTTGAAACTGCTTTATCTTCTGTTTTTTCATCTAACTTTTTACCAATATTATATTTGGCAGATAGATTCCACTCTTTCTTTTCTTTGAAAGGTAGTACTTTAATTTGTGATAAAGGTGCTTTGTTTGTAGCGTCCTCTGGTTTCACTATAGTTATTAAGTTCCAGTCAGTAAGTAATACTGCAATAGTATTTCTTCTCTGGATATCATTGTCGGTCAAGGTTGCTTTCTTACCATCAAGGGCAAATAATTCTTTGAAGTGTACAATATAGTACTTACCTTGTTTGTGTAATATGTGGCAACTTTGAAATAGTGTTTTGTCTTTACGACTAGCAACACCAATTCTTGTTAGTGTTTCTCTTACTTTTAGGAAATCGTCAGGCTGCTTGATTGTAACCTCTAGCATATCTTCCGGTGACCATTTTACATTGTCTGTCATTTTCTTTTTCTCCCACCCTTATTTAAGGATTTTTTTATATGTTCAATATCGTTTTTAGTCAATATGCTTAGAGCGGTTTTAGCTTTCTCATTACTATAGCCATAATACTCTTTTACATAGTCTAAATCTTTAAGCTTTTCTGCTTTCATCCATTTCGCAAAACGCTTTTTCTTTCTTACTATATTTAGTAAAAAATGATATTGCATATTATTGGGAAGAAAATGATACCCATTCATTTCGTTGGCAGCGATTAAGGTATCATAATGATAAGATAAACACTTGTTTACTATAAACGCAGGATACTTCTTTTCCCAAGTCAAGTCTTCGGTGTTCATCACATCCTGTTTAGTAAAGTTAATACTATTCAGGTATTCTTTGAGTTCGTAAGCCATTATTTAAACTTACAATTTGCCATTATCTCGGTAAGACAAGCGACCATATTGATTTCTTGGTCTGCGACAAAAGCCGCCTTGTACTGATAACCAGCGATAACTAAAACTGCCTGTGGTATAGATTTAGGATCAAGTGCTTTCTGCAATACTTCGTATATATTACGGAACATACTTGTAGGTTCTTTATCTATGTTTTGAATAACCCACTTTCGCATATCATTAAATCTTTTTTCTTTTAATGTAGCGACTAGTTCTTTGTTATTTGCTTCAGATAATGTAAATAAAATACCACTATCAATCTTACCTCTTACAGAATATCTTTGAAGTTCATTGATAGTCCGTCTGAAATCAGGAAAGTATTTAATAATAAGTTCTGCCAAAACTTTCTTATCAAAAGGAATAGATTGTTCATCTAATACTTTACCTAATCTAATCATCATAGCGTCAGCACACTTCTTCTTTTGTCCGTTGACAATTTTAAAGTCTACTACCGTACAACGACTATGTAATGGTGGTATGATTTTGTTTTTGAAATTACAAGTTAGAATAAATCTACAATTGTTATGGAATTCTTCCATAAATGCTCTCATTGCAGGTTGTACAGAATCAGCATTTGTATAATCTGCTTCATCTATAATAACTACTTTATGATTAGCGTCTTCTGTTAAAGACACCGTACTTGCAAAGTTCTTAATTTTAGTTCTTAATGTATCAATTTGTCTACCTTCATCTGAACCATTGATGATAAGATAATCACATTTTAACTCTTCACATAAGGCACGAGCAACCGTTGTCTTACCTGTACCTGCTGTACCTGATAAGAGTAGATTTGGTATCTCGCCTTGTTTTAAAAAGTTTTGAAAAGTTGATTTTATATCTTCTGGTAAGATACACTCTTCAATTTTCTTCGGTCGGTATTTCTCAACCCACAAAAAGTCTGCCATAATATATTCTCCATAATTTAAATTGTACCTTGTAATAGATTAAGTACAAGTGATAACGCTATCAAAAAGCAAGCGATACCACTTACACCAATTACATACTTGATTGCGATTTTAACTTTACTATTAAAATTCACTTTCAGGCTCTAATGCAATCCAGTATTGTACTGGTCTTGTTCTATTAACAAAATGTGAAATCTTTTGTTTTGAGATTGCCACATCATAGTCATCTGATAACATTTTAAAGTTTTCTGCTTTGAAGAACGCTTTAAATGTTTTGTCAGTAGTGCCTACTTGGATATCAAACTTGTTAGAAGCTTTATTCTTTCTGTCTTCTGCAACAAGTGTCATATTTTTACCATCACCAACAACTGAAATGTCAGGTAAGTTAAGAGTAACCACACCTTTCATTAATCTCTCCATATCTGCTTTCTTAAATAAGAAAGATACTTCTGTATCTGGCATAGAGATTGTTTTGGTAGGTGCAACGATAACAGATTCATCAGCAAAAGTATATTTACTTTGTGACCTTCCGTCTTTACCAGAAATACCTACACTAGAACCACCATTGAATTTTAAGTTAGGTGTCTCAAATAAGTCAACCGTTCTTAAAAACTCTGGTAAGTCATAGATTGCAAACTGCTGGTCAAAGTCTTCTTTAATATCTGCTGTTGCTAGAATATTTTTCATAGTAGAAATTGTATTTAATTTCTTACCAGGTTTAATCAAAATATTCTGATTTATATTTGCAAAGTTTTT